TTCATATATTTTAAGTTTTAAGGTTTATATCTTGGGGATAATTCCCCACTCATTTACTATGTAAATATACGAAAAAAAATTGGAATAAACAAGCTTTTTAACACTTATTTTTTATAAAATTGTAATAAATTTGGTAAGTATAATTTTAAATTTGGCATTTCATCTGATGCTAAACGAATTGCAATACGATTTGATTCTGAAACTGATTTATCAATTATAGTTCCTGTACTATCATATGTTTGTTCGGTTGGTCCTGATACTCTCCATTTCAATGAAGTACCTACATAGTATGGTTTTCCAGTATATTTACCATATCTACTTCTTTTAACTTCATATATAGGAGAACCCTTATCATTTGCCTTTTGGATAAAATATCTTTTAACAAAACCTCGCTTATAATCTGGTTCTTTTAGTACAGGAATATGAGCATCGATATCCCATCGTACTCTTGTTTGATTCGTTGAAATTCTTTTATATCTGTTAATATCCATAATTATTATTTATCCTCCTGTACTAACTTCTGCTTGTGTTCCTGTTTTACTGTTTTCCTTCAATACACCTGAACCAATTTTTAAATTTCTCAATGAAGCTTCAATTTTAGTACTCCATAAATTTTGTTCAATACTGTGTGAAACGTTAGTTACTTGAAATACTTTATTTTTATATTTAGTAGGTAAATCTACAATATGAAAGGTATCACCTACCCTGATTCCACTAACTCCATGTATCGTAAAATTAAATTTAATAGGTAGTAATGGAACATTAAGAGTAGAAGTACTTCCCATGTTTTCAGCAAGTTTTCCACCTCTTACATCTAAAGTACCTTCATTTAATTGTTGTAGTTTTTTTAACACGTTAGCATCAGACCATGCACCCACCATAGCAATTTCACTTAATGTTACGGTATCTGAACCATCATAGCCCAAATTATCAACAATATCCATATCCTCATCTTTATCTTGTGGTCTTGGAACTACTAATGCATTATTTGCAAAGAATTCATAGTTTGATTTCATTGCTTTAGCTTCGGCTGCTTCTTCTGGAGTATCTTGTAAATTAACAGCCTCTGCTACAGCAGTTGTTGCGGATGATACTCCATCTTTAAATTTTTCCCAATTGGACCTATTATCTAGTTTTTCTTGAGCTTCTGCTTTAGCTACCGCTATTGCATTAGCTGTCATTTTTTTTTGAACAGAATTTAATGCCTCAAGTACCGTATCTGTTTTATTTGAAAACAACCCATCTAAATCAACTTCCTTATCTTCTGCATTTGCATTCTTAGGTGCGTTAGCTAATTTTCTAGCAGTTACCTGTCCTTTCATGGCTCCAGGTATATCAAAGTTTAATTCACATGATAAGAACGGAGATGCAGTTCCTCTTGATTGAAATCCAGCTATACCTACTCCTTTAGCTTCTGTCATTCTTCCTCCAAATGATGCATCAATTATCTGTAGTTCTTCTTGTCCTAATTCACCAGGGTTATTTTCCTTTTTCCAATTATAAAAAGTATCTAAATCAGAAGGTCCTCCAGGAGAATATATTTTTGTATGCCCTCTAACTACTATTTGAAAATTCCAATAAAGATTTGTAGCAGCACTTAATCCATTTAATATATCATAGTATACATCCTTAGTAACTAACCCATTTTTCTCTATAGTATCACAAAAGAAATCAAAATTAATATATAAATCTCTAAGAAATCCCCATTCCATAGGATCTGCTACTTGATTTCCATATGTGTTATCAAAACAAGCCTGGTCGTCAAAGTCTAAAGCTGATCTATTTGGAAAATAATGTGATTCATCTAGATTAGGTTCATATGTTTTAGGATGTAAATTTGCAGTTACGTTATCACCACTCTCACCTTTTTCTCTTAAATGATATTTTAGCTGTCCTGCGATTCCTCCAGTAACACCTCGTGAAGCAACATTTCCTTTATCTGATCTTAAATCGGGTAGTACTGAATTAAGTTTTGTTTTTTTACTAAGTGCACCAATTACATCAAAGAAAGGACCTGATTTATTCGGAATATATAAATAATCAGAATTTGCAGAAAACATATTTTCATGAGCTCTACAAATTGTATTATACCATTGTATTGTTCCTTGACTTTTAGATGCACCATTATCACAATCTGCTATTTTAAGAGCGTTTAATGCCATATTATCTTGTGAGTCTAAAATAGTAAATGCAAGTGCGGCTCTAATATATCTTTTATCTGAAAATAAGGGAACATCCGATTCTATTACAATGGGATCACCATCTTCTTTATTCATTGAATTAAGTTTAGCTCCACCAGACATTTGTTTTGTTATATCATCATGTACTTCCTTATCCATATTAATGAAGTTTGAAGCATCGGTTGCCCATGAACCTTTGTTACCTAAATTTTTTACCGTTCCTATTCGTTTTGCAGAAGGTAAATCATTATACATTTGCATAAATAGTGCCCTACCTACATCAAGGTCGTCAGCCTCAAGTTCGTGTTCTTGAAATATTTGTCCTGATTCTATCGAAGCTTCTGGGTTTACAATTCCTTTGTGATGTTGTAAATATGCTGGAATTTCCCCAACTGCAGTTAATTCTACACCAACTTCGAATGTTTCATTACTACCATACCCCATACTCCCACCGGTAATTACACCAAGAACAGCATCATACATACCATGTGCATTTGTTCTTTTTTGTTGAATATGTCTTAAGTTATTATAAGCAGCGATTGCACATTTATTAATTGAAGCTTTTTGTGAATAACTCGTTTGGTTATTTTCTCCCCATTCTACTAAAACCATATTTCCTGGTTCTAAGAAATATTCCATTATTTTTTCAGCTTGTCCTAAAGAATAACATATAATTGTAAATGATGATTTTTTACTTAATCCTTCATTACCTTGTGATATTGAAATACTATCTATTGATGGAGAAGGTCGTAATCCTCTATCATTACCAGTATCATCCGAATATATAGATTTGTTCCCATCTACATCACCCGATATACCCAATCTACCACTTTTTTGAGTATTACCGTATTTTTGTGAAAATGATTCGTGATTTTTAGTAGATTCAAGAGTTAAAAAGGTATCTAGACAAGATGTTACTCTAATCCATGGCATTGTTTGTGATGCTCGTAGATTACTGCTAGCCTTTTGGATAACAGTATCATATATTCTTTTATCTATATTACCTAATTGTGGAAATGACATAAAACCTATTATTATTTAAAATTCTGAACTATCCTATTATAGTTAACAGGTACTCTCAACGTAGTTCCATCAGGAACAGAAAGTGAACCATCATGTATATTGTTAGCTGTTGCTATAATCCACCATAATGATGTATCGGAGTAAAATTGATGTGCTAAACTATCTAACCTATCTCCTTGTTGTGTTACAATATATATATCGTTATCAGATAATGGTATATTTGGATATATTCGAGAACGATAGACTACTCTACCATCATCTAATTTTTGTGTTGCGTTATTTTCGTATCTACTTGCCATAATATTTTAATTAAAACATTCCCCCTAATCCCTGAGCTCTATCCATTGCCCTACTTTCAGCGTTTGCTTTCATCGCTTCTATTTCTCCAGGTTGAAAATAATACTTAGGATTATCATCTAAATCATTTGCAAAAGTTCTAAAAAACTGACTCTTACCACTAGTAAACATTCCCATTGCCATATAGAAGGTATTAGGAGCATAATCATGTTCTTCAAAGGATCCCTCTGCTTGTACATAAACACACTTCACACCTTTGTATCTAGGGTTCTTAAAGTTTTCTGGGTTATGAGAATGTTCTTTAACCCAAGTTGGTAGCTTGCTCACAGATATTATCTTAACATTTGTATAGTTACCGGTTGCTTTTAATCTGATTAATCTATCGGATTGCCATTCTGTTAAGTTTTCCGTATTTTGTGCTTCTTTAGCTGCAACTATTGGAGTTTTTCCATCCAAATTATCGGCCGTTGCTGATTGACCGGCTACTGGATCCGGAATTCCTTTTGCCAAGTCAGCTGGAGTTGATTTTAAATCCTTTCCTTTATCTGAAGCACTTTTTACTGTACTCGATACTTGTGCTGCTAAATCAGTTCCTGCTCCTGTTAATACAGTAACCGTTGATTGTTTTTTAGATGTTTCTTTAACTACAGGAGCCTCAGCAGGCTTAACACCTCTATTTTTTGCTTCTAAGTCTATAGCATTTTTTTCAGCTGTACGTTTATCGTTTATATCCGTAAGAGCTGCTTTAGAAATTGCCATATCGTATAATCTATCTTCAGCTCCTGCTGATTCTATAAACTTCATAGAAAGGGCAACATCTATCACTTTAGGTAGATATCCAATTTCACCTTTAGTTTCCCAAGTTGATTCATCTGGTATTGTATAAGTTAATGAATCTAACAACACTTCTCTATCCACATACATATCACCCAATCTAAATGTTATAATAGGAGGAGTTACTAGTCCTGCACCAATAGTAGGATACGTGTATGATGTTAATATTTTTAATCGTTCCCATATAACGTTTAATTCAACCGGTGATGCTGCTGCTAATTTAATATTAAAAGCCAAACTTCTCTCCACCCCATCATACATGTGAAATGAATATGGATTACCTATGAATTTATTAGAACTCCAAGAAGGAGTAGATGTTTCCGTTAAACCAGTAATTGTTGCTCTGAATACAAGAGGTTTATCTGCTCCTATTTTTTTGAACCACAATGGAATGAAATCTTTGTATACCTGTTCACCAACTTTCATGAAAGCATTTTCTTCCATTGTATATTCATCTGTAGGTGATACATTATTAATGCTATCAGTATTAGATAATTTATATACCGAATTCATTTGAACATCTGACTTTCCTTCTTTCATTGTTTTTGGATTCAGAGGAGTATACCTACTGTTTTCTATGAATTGTTTATTATTAGGTCTTTCGTTTTCTTTTCTGTGTATACCATATATAGGAGATACTGTATTTAAATTAATTCCTAATTTTGTATTCTTTTGTAAATCTGCTAGTGGAGAAGAATCATCTGCAGATGGTAATGTTTTTGATTTATTATTATCAGAATATGTACTTTGGTCAGTAGTTTCTTCTATTGCATATGTTGTTCCCTTGGCAGTTCCAATAGTATCAGGATCACCAAATAAAGCTCCTCTTAATTTATCCTTTGCAAGTCCTATTCCTTTTCCAAGAGCTTGTTTACCAATTGTTGTTGGGTTACCACCACCTGTTTGTTTTAAAAATTTACCTACCTCTGAACCGTTCTTTCCGTATAAATCTTGTGTGATTGGTGTTTGTGAATCGTTCTTAGAACCTTCACCTTTTTTATTTGATTCACCATCAATTATTTCATTTACAACTTCAGTTGGAATTAATAGTTTTGGAATTCCTAATTTATCATTTATCTTATCTCTAAGGCCTGCAACTCCACCATCGACACCAAGTTTTGAAAGTCCTTTTCCTACTAATCCACCACCACCTTGTTCACCACCTGTACCTTGTTTCATTGTTTCCAATGCAGGTGTACTTTTTGCAATCAATCGAGTTGCTTCGTTACCATAGATAAGTGGATTGTTTATATCTACAAGTGATTTAATACGAATTCCACTTGTTTCTTGTTCTATGAAAGTTTCAGAATCTTTTTTGACCGCACCTTTAGCTGTACTTCCACCTGGAAATAATAATTCTTTATTTTTAAATAATTCTAATATTGTAGGCATAATGCTTAGGCTCTATTTAGTTTAAATTTATTAACTGCACTTCTCTCTCCCCTATCCATAACTACATTGGTAACTTTATCTCTATCTAAGTATATATCTCTCTGTGAAGTAGTCGCCATTATTAATTGATCCATCTTGGCTAACATATTTGTTTCATATTCACTTAATGTACCACCTTCTATTGCACTAGTTTCTTCACCACCACCAGTTGCTCCACCCAATCCGAAGAAAGAAGCTAGTTTTATAATTGGTTCTGCCATTGCTGATATTCCTCCCAATACTAACAATCCTGGTAATCCAGCTAAACCTAAAAATGCCATTGATAATCCTAATCCCATTAGTGCACCTGATAATCCCAATAGTGCAAGTGATAACATAGTTATTGGTCCAATGATTGAAACTAATCCACCTAATGATGTCATTATAGTAGATAGTCCTAAACCAACTGCTTGCATTCCTGCTCCTAGTATATTAAATGCAACACCTAACAACATGGTAGCGAATCCAATACCCATCATAACAGGTACTGCAACTAAACCACTTATTCCTAACATTACTAAACTACCAGATAATCCAATAAATGCCAATGCCAATGAAGCAATTGCTGCTACTTTTTCTAAAGTTATAACTTCTAAAACAGAAGATAATCCAGATGCAAATGTACCCATACCTTCACTCATTGTTGAAACTGCGGATCCAATTGTTCCAAGTGCAGTTCCTAATATACTCAACCCAGCTCCTAATAGTGTAGTAACAAATGCTAATCCTAATAATCCTGGCAATGCAAACAATGATGCAATTGCTAAAATTCCCAATGAAGCTCCCAATCCTAAAAGAGAATATGCAAACAAACCAACGAGTGCTACTTGTTGGAACGTTATACCTGCCATAAACGTGGATAATGTAGGTAATAAAGTTGCGAATCCTTGTGCGGCTAACTGTATCCCTTTACCCATCATCATTGCTCCTGCTCCGATTAATGCAAAACTTACACCCAATCCTACACCCATTGCTATTAAAGCCGCTAAACCAAGTGCACCTACTCCACTAGCCATTGCCGTTCCTAATGCAATTAATGCCGGTATTAACGCATATATTCCTGCGGCTGCTATTGGTGCGGCTACTCCCATCAATAACATTCCAACTGAACCTGGAATCATTAGAATAAATCCTAATGCGGCTAAACTAAGAGCAAGTATTCCAGGAAATGCTTTACTCATACTTTTAAATCCTTGACCTAATGCTTTTAATCCCAATCCAGCTCCAACTCCTAAAAGTGAAACTCCTAACATACCAGGAAGACCGGCTATTATTGCCACGAATCCTAATGCAGTTGGTATCAAGTTAAGTGCTCCGAAGAGAACTTTTGCATTACCCATTGCTTTTAATCCACCAGCAAGACTCTTTAATGATTTACCTGCTCCTCCACCCTTTGATGGTCCCTTTGGATCTGGAACTTTAACATCTGCTCCTTTTGATGCAATAGAACCCCCATACTTACCAACTTTACCACCACCAATACCCATCATATTACCAACTTTGATAGCTGCTGCTTTTGCTAAATAGATAGGGTACATAATTAAATGTTTCAATCCTTTTTTCAAACTACCAACCATACCACCCATATCCATTCCAAGTGCACTGAATCCTGTTCCCATTTGACCAGCTGCAGTAACCATACCTCCCAATCCTTTAAGACTAGTACCAAGGTATTTATTTAATCCTGCGTTTATTGATTCTCCTGCTACTGAAAAGTTTTCTGATATTACATTACCTAATGAACCAGCATTTTCCATTTTGGAGTTCATCTTCTGTAGTTCTGCTACAGAAACACCTAATAAATCAGCTGTTTGTTTCTTTTGGTAGTAATCCATTTTATTGAATGCATCAATACCACCCAATTGTTTAAGAGTTTCTTTTGTAGCTCCTTCTATATCACCACTATATGCAAGTTCTCTTGCTTTGTTAAGATTAATGTTTTTACCTAACATTGCCCCTAACTCTAATTCTTTTGTTACGGATGTTTCAAAATCAAGTAATCCCTCAGAGATACCACTAAGTGTGGCCATACTTGTACCAAGTTTAGCAGCATATCCAGCGGCTCTTAATATATTCGTACCACCATCTTTACCAAATAATGCAAACTCTTCAGCTGAATTTGCTAAATCTCCCATTAATTGAGCTGGAATGATTCCATTTTGTTTTGCAAACTCTTGAGAGGTTTTTGACATATCTAATGCCACATCAGTTGAATTTCCATTCAACATTGAGAATGAACTTACTAATTTGGTTGCCTCACTACCACTAATACCCATGTTGGTAGCCATCAAACCAACACTTGCTTGTAATTCAAACGTTGCTTTGTTCGTATCACCAAGTGCTGCACTTAAATCTTTAGCAGTTTGTGCTGCATCACCAAATACTAATGATAATACACCTGCTTTTCTTCCAACACCATCTGCTTGGAACATTGAAGTTCCTAATTCTGAATTTACTGCACCTATCTTACCAACAACAACACCAAGACCTGATATTAAACCACCTACAGCTCCTGTTATGTTACCATATAGAGTTTTAACGGTCATTAATGTACCTTTTATTGTTTTCTTTACACCTTCAAGTACATCATGTTGGGATTGTATTAAATCTTTTTGTTCAGAACTCATGTCAGCATAATTCTGTGCTAAACTATTCTGTTCTTTTAGGTTTTGTACAATTTTAGTATTTCCATGAAGGTTCTCACCGATAGATGCCATCTGGTCGTTATACTCATTTGTAAGAGCCTTTCTACCTTCAACATCATCTACACCCAATTGTGCAATACTTCTATTGATTTCTTGAATTTTAGTTACAGATGCAAGGTCTTGTTTACTAAGAGAACCTTTAGTTCCCTTAATAGTATTTTCTGCTGCAGCTAATGCTAAACCTTCTTTTTGCATTTGGTTTAGATTATCATACATAGAACCCATTGACTTGATAGAGCTTTCTTCACCTTTCAATGCATCTAACTTTTCTTGTCTAAGTTCTTGAATTTCTTTTCTAAGTTCTTTTTGTTTTGAAATGAGAGATTCTAACTGCTTTTGTTCTTTTTCAGTTAGCGCAATAGATTTCTTCTGAAGTGCAATCTTTTCAGCTTGTATCTTCTTAGCTTCTTTTAATATCTCAGCATCATTTCTTGCCATTATAGTCTATTCCTAAGTTATATTATTTACTATAATCTGCGAAAAGCTTATCTAACTCACGCTTTTCTTTTTCGATTTGTTTCATCTTATCGAGTACTACTTTAGGCATACCAGCTTTCTTAGCTTTATCTAAATGTCTCCGTGTAGTATTGGTTTTAACACCATCAAAGAAATCTCCGATAAACTTACTAATACCCAATCCCTCGTTTATGTTTTTTTTAGCCATGTTGTGAATCCTATATATTTGTTCTTATATAAATATAAGACAAAAAAAAAGTGAGGAAGTATTACCTCCTCACATTTACATTTGGTGCTCTACCTCCTTTTTTCTTAGAGGCTTTATCATGTTCTTCTTTTTCTTTTTTCTTTGCTTCTAGTAATTTTTTGAAATAGAAATTTCTCCAATGGATTGGCATGAAGTAAACTTCTGACCAAGTAAATCCATTACCATAGTTAACCATTTCCCAAATCTGAGCATGAAGTTGGATACTATAATCACTCGGAAGGGTAAAAAAACCCAATCCCAAATGGGATATCAAGTGCCTCCTGCTCACCGGTTACATCTGAGGTGAAGTTGAATGTTAAATCCAAATCAGGTGTAAACTCTTGTATATACTTCCTAAGAGCTCTAGAGTCTCTAGCAAGTAAACTGTTTTTTACGAAATTATTAATATATGCTCTATCTTCATTACCACCCACATCTTGAATCATATATCTCAATCGAGTTGTAACATCTTGTGATACGTTATCACCTTTAGTTAATCTATTAAGTGCTTGTATTTCAGCATTAATATCAATTTCATCTTTATGTGTTAATAATCTAAATATAATTTTTTTCTTACCAAGTGGTAAATCAAACTCATATCTGTTTTCTGAATTTAGTGAATCATCTGAGATTTCCTTAACTTGAACCTTAGAAAGGTCTATGTTAACTTTTTGTTTTTCTCCTGATGATGGGTCTGTTATCTCCACTTGATAATCTTTACCATATCCTAAGATACGTGTAGCTAATAAAATAGCATTCTTATCACCAATGAATATATCACCTACATTAACCCCTTCATCTACAACTACAGATTCGAATAATTTATCAAGTACCACTCCTTTTTTAATAAGGTTCTGTGATGCTAAAATATCTTCCTCTTTTGCAGTCATATACTTTATTTCAACTGTACCCTTTGATAGAGGATTCGATTCGGGATAAAGTTTACCCTTTGATGGAAGGTCTATTACTTCCGTTGGAAAATCATACTTTGCCATAACTTATTTAATTGTTTTGTTCGTATATAAATATATAACTTTTAAAAAATGAGAAAAAAAAAGGTTCTCACTAAGAGAACCTTCTTCACTAAAATATATTTAACTTATTTTATTAGAATTCTAAGATAGCGTAATCATAAGATAATGTTAACGTGATTTCTGCTGGGTCATTTGAACTCCAATCTAAATCATTAAACACTGCGTTATTGATAAATGCACCTTTAAGAGTCCATTGTTCAATCTTATCACCAACTGGTCCTAACATATAGATTTGTACATCTTTCTTATAGAAATCTGCATATCCATCTCTACCTGTAATAGATTCGTGTGATGTTCTCACCCATTCCATTACTGCTTGAGCTCCTGAAGGAACGATTGGGTCAAATAATGTAATTTCTACATCTTGCCATTCTCCCTTACCTTTTAATTTACGTTTAACGTTAATGTGGTCTAGGGTTATAGTTTCAAATTGAATTGAAGGTCTATTTGCTGTTTTTATTAAATATGAAGGTATGCCATCGATTTCCATGATGAATCTGTTCTTCATCTTTGGTTCGAAATTGGTATAAAACATATCGTTAAATTCTAATACTTCTGCCATGTTGTTTTTCTCCTATTATATTAATAAATATATAGATTTTTAGTTTTTAATTAATTATGCCGTAAAAGATGCTCCAGTTGGTAAAATGTTGAAATCTAACACGATGAATTCAGCAGTTTTAGTTGGTTGTAAGAAAATCTGTCCAGCCAATATGTTTCTGTCGATTACATCAGGTGTGTTATTACTCTCGTCCATTACCACTCTAAATGCATACAATCCTTGTCTTTGTTGTATTCCTTCTAAATAAGGATTCACAGTATTTAAGAATTTACCTCTCGTTTGAGATGTATTTTGTTCAAATACTAAGTATCTTGATGTAGAAGCAATATACTTCTTAACTTTAATCATCAATCTTCTAACATTGATTCTATCAAGTGCCGATGCTTTATCTTGAAGAGTCTTTTGTCCAAATGCTACGATACCTTCTCCAGGGAACTGAGCGATTGGATTAATTTTTCCTTCATATAATTCATCTCTTTCAGCGTGTGTTAATCTGTTTAATACAGATATAGCACCTACTATACCACCTCTATTTAAACCTGCTGGTGCAAACCATTCGGCTGCAACTGCATCGTTAGAAGCATATATTCCTGGCATCAATACTGATGGTGGAACTGAAATTAACTTGTTAGTTCTTGAATCAATTGTTTTAACCCATGGGTAATATGTACCTACGTAGTTAGAATCAACTGCTGCACCTTGTTCGATAGCTTGTGATATTGAATCACCTGCTCCAACAGAATCACCAATGAAGAAACAATCTTCTCTAGCTTCACACATATCTACTACTTTATCAAATACATAAGAGTGATGTCTTCTTATAATACCAGGTACTGATACTAAGTTGATATCAAAATCATCTGGATTAGATACTGCGTTGATTGCTTGTACATATGCAACTGAACCTACTGCAGTTGAAGTTGATAAGTTAAATCCTTGTGAGTTACCACTTGATATATTAGCTCCTAAATCTTCAGATATAGTTGGGTCAATTCCATCAAATCCACCTTGGAATCCTACTGTAAATTGTCTTTTGTTCATATCAGATGAAAGTGAACCGGTAAGTTCATATCCAAATGGCTGTGCAATAAGTGTTGAATCAAATGCAAATACTACATTTGAACCATCTTCTGCTGATGATGGTATTGGTGATAAATAAGCATTGTTATCTATCTTAACTTGAGCAGTTTCTAAATCAATTCCACTAAATGATGCATTTTTAGATGCAGAGTTGGCATCAGAACCAGTTGTGAATATTACAGCTGGTACAATAGATTCACCTAAATTATGTGAATTAATATTACCAACGTAAATTGGATTGTAATATGCTTCATGTCCAAATGGTCCAGCAACGATAGGATGAGAACCTTCAGCAACACATTCTACTCTTACGAATTTAGAACGGTTAGGGTAATCACCATTTTCTGTTTGTTTTCCATTTGCATCTATTACCAAGTTTCTATCACCAATTACTTTTTTGATGTAATTAGGAGAAGCTGGGTCTAAGTTTAAGTTATTATAAGTTTCTAATACTGATTTTCTTTTATCCGTATCAGAGTATCCTCTAATCATTAATGAGAAGGTAGCGTAATCGGTTGCATTAGATGAACCTGCTGCTTTTACATTAAATATAGATACTTTATATTCTTTATTGTATACAGTACCATCACCGATAGTATGTAACTTAAATAAGTTACTTCTTTCACCAGATACTAATTGTGATTGTATCCATGGTGTAGAAGCGTGTTGCATATCAGTTGTGAAAACTTGATCTGCAAGTGTAATACTAGATACTTGTACTTGTCCAGCTGCAACTCTATCAGCTGCTGCCTTTTCAAAGTAGTTGTATACGTATGCACTTTTTGAACCTCTTGGATTAACACCAAATACATCACCTAAATCATTCCCATCAGATGGACTGATAGATGCAGATATTGCAGATGAACCAGTTACTGTTATTGAGAAACTTGAAGCTGATACTGATGCTTCTAAACTAGAACTTGCTAGTGTACCAGGTCCTGTATGTGTTTCAAATAATGTTCCTAGTATTTGTTTTGCTCCACCCTCATTTTCACTTACTATAGCGATTGGGTTGGTTTGTGTATAACCACCTTGATGACCAACACGAACAATAGTTACTGTTCCTGCTTCTCTAAGATAGTTTTGTACGGTATATCCTGTATAGTATGATCCATCAGGTGTACCGAAAATTTGTTCGAATTCCGATTGGGTGTTTACAATGGTTGGTACGAATGCTGGTCCTTTGTGAAAAGGTCCTATTACAGCTGCTCCGATTTCTCCAACTCCTTGTGATAAGAAAGAAAGGTCATTTTCTCTCGTAAAAACCCCAGGTGATACAATTTTTTCTGCCATGTTATTTTACTCCTTGTTATATTGTTGAATTGTTGATACTCTTATATAAGTATAATCTAATTTACCTAAAATACGTTTTACGCTTTAGCTTCTTCTAAATTTTCATTTTTTTCTTCGGTTGGTGTAAAAGTATTGGTATCTGGATCATAATTTCCATCTCCATATATATCATTTAAACCTTTAAAAAGTTCTTGTTCTTTCTGTACTAAACCAGAGTGTTGATTTAACAAATCTTGTTCAACTACATCAAGTTCATCCATTCTTCTTTTCTTTTCTATTGCCAATTGTCCCAATCTCGTGAATATATTTGCAACATCTTGTCTTAAATCAGTTATTGACTGTACTTCTTCTTCTGTAAACTTAATTGCTTTCGCCATTTTTTTTTAATTTAATTTGAATTGTTATGTAATATATATAAATATATAGATATTTCTGAAACGTTAAAATATTTCTAACTAACTGTAAATGTTAGTGTACTTGAGTAATTACTTAACAAACCATTTGTTGAGTATTGTCTTACTCTTGCATATCTTGTACCAGTTCCAATATCAAATGAATCTCCATTTGTGGTAGTTTGTAAAAATACGTTTGACCATAATGTTTCATCAACCAATGGTGAAGAAAAATCTGAATTGTTATCTATTTGCACATCGTATACATCATTTGTACCATCTCCGGTCCAAGATAATTTAAGAGTACCATTTGTCCATACTAATGATGTTGGTGCACTACCAGCCGTTTCATCTGTATGTGAATTTCCTCCTTTATTATGAGTGATATATCCATTAACTAAATATGTATCATTTGTTTCAACATCAATTGAAACTATCTCAGTTGTTTCATTAACAGCAACAATAGATGTAACATCAATTTCACTAATAACACCTGCTTCTTCTTTAATTAATTTATCATTTGTATTAATGTTCATCATTTCTTTGAATCGATACTCATTATCACTACCATCCTTAACCAACATTGGGTGTTCACCAGTTGCAGTTACTTCACCATCGTTTATATCATAATATCTACTAGCAAATGAATATACCAAGTTTTCAACAGATACATCCTGTGCAGTTGTTGATAATGATGTAGCTGACCAATCTAAGAATGTACTTTCATCTGTTCCCAATCCTCCAATTGAAAATCCTCTCAACTCATCTCCTTCTTCTAAATCTCCAACTTCTATAATAGTACCATCTGAAAGTGTTACAGGAGAATCTACCGTTAAACATAATGCTACCGAGTTTCCATCATATGAATCTACTGCAAAAACAGTTTTTGATATATCTGTATTGTATCTTGTTGCGTGGTTATTATAACCATCGTGAAATTTTCCATTAAGTGTATGTGATTGTGCACCCAATAAAGTTGTTTGAGAACCTGCTCCTTGTGGATTTATTGAACCAACTGTAATTACAGCACTTAAATCTGAATTTGCTGCTATACTTAAAAAACCAGCAGTATTTGCATTAGAATTGAAAGTTGGATTTACTGACCAAGTAAAGTTCTGATGTCTTGAAGATATTTGTGTAAACTTAGAACCTGCTCCTGTGAAACTCATATCATATGTTTCATTAGTAGCTTCTACTGCATATGTAAATCCTCCCAAAGTTGAATCTACAGAATCAATTGCATAATCATCCAACTTTACAATAGTTCCTGCTGAACTATTTATTGCATTTAATGATACATTTGAACTTTGTGTAATGCCCCTTGCTCCTGCTAAATCATTTAAACTGAGTGTATCTCCTGAACTTCTTGCCATGTTATTGTTTCCTATATATTATAAATATAAACTAATTCGTCTATCCACTTATCCTTATTTGTGAAATTTTCTTTCATATATGATTTTAAAGATAAGAACCATTGATTCTTTTCTTCATAAGGAGTATCCGTTAACTCTCTATAAATATCACCAAATTCTTTTTTAGTTGATGCACGATAGGGATAGTTGAAATTCTTACACCAAGTTGTGTGTAAAATTGGTAGTTTACCATAATCTACTGCTTCAAATATACCATATCCAAACGGTTCATTATTAAAACATGAATGTGAGATGCCCCAATCCATATTATAGAATGTATCTTTGTATTCAGACTTATAATGATAAGTTTTCATTTTACGAGTATCCATTTTCAATCCGTTTTTCCAAAGAACATTAAATTCACTTGAATTAGTGAATACATATGATGGAAGTCCATCTAAGTAACGGGGGTTCTTTCTACCTTCACTTCTTGCTGCAAATCCAATTCGCTTTGAATCAGATAATGGTAAGTTTTGTTTAAATTCGTAAAAATTAGGTATATTTTTGTTTTCTATCAATATATCAAATAAACCAACCCATATAGAATGACGTGATATCTCATTTATTTCAGTTTCCCACTCAGAATCCATATATGGATATTGTACAAATGAACTATCATTTCCAAATGATGATTTTATTATATGGTCTACTGAATTATGTAATACATTTGAATGTATTTTATGTTTATTCTCTACTATTACTTTCATTGGAGTATAATGTCCATGTAATATATTGATTCTCCTTGCACCTTTACATAATTCTTCAAATTTTTTAATATCATCTCCATGCCAATGTGCTTCTATTGGAAATTCATAATCATCATATCCTTTTGGTTTGTTTCTATGTAAAAGAAGAATTGGTTTTACATCTAATTTAGGAGCAATTAGTTCCATCCATAAATTAACCCATGTATCAGTACCAGCATTTACCCAAGGTCCACCACCCGTAGTATAATACACATCATATACCATAAATTATTTTTTTACAATTATTTTTCCTGCAAATGTAGTTGAAAATACAACAGTTACTCTGTTTTCTGAGTTTGTTGTTACTGATTGTGCATGTTCTTGTTGTGAAGTTGAAGTATTCCAACATTGTACTATTGGATATTGTTCATTTAAGTTGTGGTCTATTGCATATGAAGATGCTCCACTAACTGTTTCTTTATGAGTAGTTAAATCTGTTATTTGTGATGAACCACTAATTAATGCATCAGCATCTAATTTTGTTTTTACAAGTGCATCAGTATAACCAACCTTTAAATGGTTAGCCTCTATCTTACTTGCTTGACCACTTGATATGGTTGTTGGGGTATTTGTATGATTATTATAATTTAAGTAATATGCGGCATTTTCACCATCTAATAATGTTGAATCATCAGCTGCAACTCCTTGTACAATATGACCTCCCTTTGCAACTACTACTCTACCACTTTCAGTTGATGCAAATGTTACAGTTACATTATTAGTATCTGTTGTTACAATTGAATTTGGTATGAAATAAGAATCATCATTACCATATACTGTTACAATTACATTTTTTGTACCAAAGTTGTGAGTTACTACTTTAGAAGTTGCATTTGTGAAAGTATCTGATACTGTGGAAACTTCTGTAATTTCTGTTGTTACATTAACTAATCCACTACCATCACCTTGGAAAGAACCACTAAATGAACCACTTACGGTCATTCCATCTAAATTACTACCACTTATTACACTATCTGCATCTAATTTAGTTTTTACACCATTTACAAAATGATTAGAACCTGTATCTAATGATAAACTTCTATTTGTTGTGATAGTACCACCACCGGTTAAACCCTTTCCACTACCAATTGTAATTGATGAGTGGTCAATATGTTCGTTTGCTACAAAGTTTGTAGTTGAATCGTGGTCTATTTGAATCGAACCACTAATTACTCCATGAGTATTTCTTAAAAGTATTTCTTCTTCACTACCTAATTTTCCTGCTTTCCAATAATCGTTTGTTGAATCCCATAATAATGAACCACTTACAGTTGAACTACCAGTTGCATCTTTAACAAGCAGACCACCAGATGTTTGAGAACCACCATAGTTAAGTTCTAAGGTATTATCTCCTATATTAACAGTAGTAGAGTCTATTGTTGTTGTAGTACCCTCTACGGATAGGTTTCCTGAAATCGTTATATTGTTTGAAAACGTTTTGTTACCTGCTATGGTTTCATCACCTGTGAGGTTAACGTATCTTGAATCTAGTGAAGTTGTATAAAAGTAATATGAGTCTTCTGTAGCTATTTCTCGTATCGAAGGTGATCCATTATCTTTTTCAAAATAAATTTTTCCATCAAATGTATTAATTGCCAACTCTCCCAACTCTAAGTTGGATGTTGTTGGTTTTCTACCCTCTACTGAGGTTCTTTTTAGTTTAACTACCTGAGCCATATATATGACAATATTTTCCTATTAATAAAATTAAAGTCCTGTTTACAATATACATGACCTTTATATAAAGATATATATGTAATTTGTAAGTTTATAAAAATACGAATCAATAAGTAAGTTTCTTATTTAAGAAAGTTTACTCTTCAATTCATCAATTTGTTTTTGTTGGTCTTTAATAGCTTCAATAAGTAAACCTGTTAGTTTAGCATAATCTACACCTTTAAAACCATTATCTCTATCAGTTACCAATTGTGGTAACACTTTTTCAACATCTTGTGCAATTACACCAACATTTGGTAATGATTGTTGTAACTCATCTGCATTATCATTCCAATCCCAAGTAACACCTTTAAGTGATTGTACTTTTTCTATTGGATTAGAAATAAGTTCAATATTATCTTTTAATCTTTCATCTGAAGAAGCATATGCAACAACATCACCTCCTACGTTTAATGCTCCACCTATACCTACACCACCAGTCACTATAACAGCTCCAGTAGTTTTACTTGTTGAAGCAGTTGAGTTAGAGAATGTAATTACTCCACTCGCACTATCTGATGCATTACTTCTTAAATATTTACTATCTGTTTGAGTAGTAATATCAAATGATGATATATAACCTTCACCATTTGTTAATGAAGAGTTACTTGTTGGTATATCACTTGTTAAAGCAATTGTACCTGTTGCATTTGGTAAAGTTATTGTTCTATCAGCACTTACCGTTGCTGCTATTAATGTTATTTCGTTATCATCTGCAGCATTACCTTCAAATACAACACCATTTGAAGTAGATACAGTTTCTACATTATTTGTAGTTGTTGTTCCAGTTACTACTAAGTTACCAGGAATTGTTATTGTGTCATTTGAGTCTCCAATTGAAGCTGCATTACTTGGAAAAGAACTACCTAATCTTGTTTTAAGGTTAGCAACCGAAACATCTACATCTGTGTTTGTTGTATAAGATGGAGTACCAAATGTACCATCATGTTTTAAGAATTCTCCTGCACTACCTACACTTGGAACGTGACCATCATTACCACTACCAATTAAAGTTCTTATTTCTGTTGCAGTTTGGTCATCAGTTGCATCTGTATCTCCTGTATATCCTAAGTTTGCTAGAGTTAATGTTCTTGTTGTAAGAGTTGTTAAGGTTGCATCTGTAACGTGTCCATTTGTATCTGTAGTTACGTTGAAATCTAAATCAGAAATTACAGTTGCTCCTGATAGTGTACCAGTATCAACACTTAAATCATCA